ATTATGTTTGCAACTACAGCGAAAACGGCCCGTATTGGCCAGCTACGCAGGGCCGCTACCAAGCGGCCCGCCTCAAAGAACTAATTATGCACGTTCGCGTGTGCATGGAAGATGGAGACTATCAAATAGGCATCTTTGATGAAAACAATGAATGCAAGGGCATGTGGTTAGATGAAGCCGAACCAGAGCCCGATGGCGAAGGCGGAATGGTTCTGCAAAAGCCTTGCTATGTGCTATATCGGCCTGGCAGCATGAGTGCAGGCATGTGGAACCTTCATCTTTCTAAATTCAAGAAACGTTAATCATGATTCTTATTGATTTCTTTAGCGAAGATTGCTGCAAAGGCACTGAATTAATCGAAGGGTGGTATTTCTATTCCGATAGCGATGATTCCATCATTGGGGGACCGTTTGAAAGTGAAGAGGCCGCCATTCAGGCGGCCTTTGATGGCCATGGTTGGTGAGACCCGGCTGAAAATGTATAAGACCCGGCTGGCATCGTATAAGACCCGGCTAGGTTCGTATCTAGGGTCCGGCTGGCTGCGTATCAGGCTCCCTGCCCGATTTTTCCGCCGCCTTGTTGATAATGATTCTCAATTTCACTGGATAGTACATTTGTACTACTTTTGGCCATTGATAAGCTGAGCTGATCATTCCGGGCCGATCCATCAGCATCCCTTATCATATCAGGCCTCCTGATCATTCCCCGGCCCTCCCATCAGCTCCGCTTATCTGATAAGCGCAGTTGATGTAAAGAATTGCACGCGATAAAGTATTCTCATCGTTGCAACTTGCGCCGCTAAATGTAGCTAACTGCCGCGCGGCAGGATGTAGCCTACCGTGCGCCGCTAAGTAATGCCTACTGTTTCGCGCTAGGTGATCCCTACTGTTTCGCGCTAATTGATGCCTACTGTTTCGCGCTAAGTGTAAAGATTTCAGAATGTAACGCGGCGCCACAGTCTCGCCCGTCTCATGGTAGGCGCGCGCGCTTGCGCGGTTCCTCCTATGGGGGGCAGCCATGGCAGCAGCAGCAGCAGCCCCTACCATCCCTGCCCCCTCACAGCCCCCGGCTACTAGGCCACCTGTCAAGGTGGCCTACTGGCCCCTTCCTAGGGGCTGCCTGATAGGGGGCGGGCCTGTAAGGTGGGGCAGCCCCAGCGATGGGGCAGCCCTCCGCATTCCATCCCATGGCAACCCTTAAAACCCTTAAAGCTGTTGATCCCCAGACCGGGGCCATCTTCACCCGCCGCACCGCCCGCACCTATGTGGCCGCCCTGGTGTTTACGGGCAGCAACGGTGAGTTGATCTGCGACTCCTGGTGTGGCCGCCCTGATCTGGCACAGAAGGCCCTGGCCAAGATCAGCAGAACCCGCCCGTCTGCCCGCCTGGCCCCTGTGGTTGATCCTGCAGCCCCTGCCCCCCATCCCTGCAGCGCTGAGGCTGTGGCTGATGCTGCCTGTCAGGCCCTGGCTGAGCTGAGCGCAGAGGCTGAGCCCGCCCCTGCCCCTGCCCGTGGCCCCCTGCTGCCAGGAGAGCCCCCCCGCCCGGCCCCTGCCCCCTTTATTTACAACTGGGCTCAGGGGGCCCTGGGCAAGCCAGCCCCTGCCCCTGAGCTGCCCGTGATCTACAGCCAGCAGCAGCAGCAGCCCCAACAGGCCCCCGCCGCTGCCCCTGCCCCCTTAGTTCAGCCTGGCCCCCTGGCCCGCAAAACAGCCCCCGCCCATCTGCCTGCAGACGTGGCAGCCCTGCTGCAACGGTTCGGCCTTTCCTTGGATGGCCTCCTGACCGTAGGGGCCAGCAATGCCAAGCTGGCCAAGGGGGCAGCCCTGGCCTGGCCCGTGATCCTCCATCACTTGCCCGCCCGTAGCCTGGCTGCTGCCATCGCTGGCCCTGAGGCTGGCCCCACGGCCCCCCGTTCGCGGCTGCCTGGCCTGGCTGAGCTAGCCAAGACCACCAACACTCACAGCCTGGCCCTGGCCCATAACGGCTGCCCCTGGGCCTCTGCTGGCTGTGCTGCTGGCTGCCTGGCCTGGGCTGGCCACGGGGGGCTCAGTGTGACCGTGGCCTCAGCCAGGGCCCGCCGCACCCTGGCGATGCTGGCTGATGGCCCCGCCTACGCTCGGGCCATCCTCTGGGCCATCGCCCGCGCCTACCGGCAAGCCCAGGCCAAGGGCCTGCCCCTGGCTGTGCGCCTACGTGGCACGGATGATCAGCCCTGGCATCTGGCCCGCCTGAGCATCAGCCCCGCAGAGGCCCAGGCCATTGCCCGACGCTACGGCCTGCCCGTGGCCCCTGGCCAGGGCCAAACCCTACAGGAGGCCCTAAGCCTGGCCCCTGATGGCACCCTGCACCCTTACGAATACAGTGCCGCCCCTGTTGATGGCCCCCTGGGCCTCAAAGCGCAACGGGCGGCAGGCGTCGACACTACGTGCAGCCTCAAGGCTGACCGTCCCGGGGGTGTGGATGTGGCCCTGCAGGCCGTGGCCGCTGGGTTCCGTCTGGCTGTGCCCGTGGCCCTGGCCAAGGGCCAGCCCCTGCCTGCTGCGCTAATCCTGCAGGATGGGCCAGGATCCCCCACGGTGGCCCTGCGCTGCATTGATGGGGACGCCACTGATCACCGCTGGGCCGATCCTGCAGGCCCTGATGGCCTCTGGGATGGAGTGGCTGTGATCCTGCGCACCAAACGCAGCCGGGGCCGTGGCCCTGCTGCTGATGCTTTTAGCCTGCAGCCCGTGATGGGCCAGGCCCAGCCCCTGGCAGGGGGCGGCATGGCCTGGCTGTTTGGTGAGGGGGCCGCCTGATGGCTCGCCCGCCCCTGGCCCCCATCCTGGGCCCTGATGGCCAGCCCCTGGCCTGGGCCTCTCCTGGCCCTGATGGCCAGCCCCTGCCCCTCCTGGCTGAGGCCCTGGCTGTCATCCTGGCCCGCGATGCTGCAGCAGAGGCCCACGCCCAGGCCATCAGGCAGGGCCTCTGCGCTCCTCCTCCTGCCCCCTCTGCCCGTTGGTTGATCTCAGACCGCCACTAGGGGCCCCCTGGGCCCCTCTCCTGGCCCCTCAGGCAGCCCCTGGGGGGCTCTCTGCTGCCCATAGGCTGCCCCTGCTGACTTGGCCTCTCTCCTGCTGCAGGGCCTCCCCTGGTTGATGGAAGGGATCAGCCCCACTATTGCGAGCGATTCTCAACTAGACTGTAGTGTTTCAATACGTTACAACTGTTCACCGTGAACAGACACGGGCGAGACGCCAGTGGTAGCGTGGAGCAGTAGCACGGCAGTCTACGGTTTTGGGGGCGCGGTATACGTTCCGTGATGTGCAACCATTTTTCATCGAAAATGAGGACCAATAAGTATAATTACTCATCAACCGAGGGGATGTCAAGAAGCACGCGTTCTACGGCTTTAGCAATGCGCCTAAGTTCTTCTGGAGACGCATTACTTTTGAGCATATTTCCTCTATGGCTAACAATCCAAACATTTCCCTTTGTATAACCTTGCTCTGGGACGATGCGGTCCAAAGACGGGCTATTTGGTAATAATTTGCCACCATTGTCTCGCAGTGTTGACCATTCAAGCTTCACCTCAAGCAACGGACAGGTTTCCGTGACAATTGAGCGCAAATAATTTGCATCAATATCATATGCAAGATTTTTATTCTTAGCCCTAGTTTTAGCGGCATATGCCATATACATTGTTTGCACTTTTACAGGGTTGGCTTTTTCCCATTTGCTATTTTTCTCTTCCTGACACAACTTGCACTGTCCCTCTAGTCCGTCTTTGTTTAGTTTGCGTTTAAAGAACTCGGAAATTGGTTTTACAGCTCCGCATTTAGAGCATTGTTTTTGCTGCAAGTCCATGCGAGGCAAGCAATTGTTACAAAGCTTAACCAGTAAAAACCTAGTTGGCGCACGCTGAAAGCAAGCCCGAAGGGCGCAGCTTGAAGCGTTCTCCTTCTTCTCCTCTAATGGAGGCGCCCAAAGCGCCGTAATGACGCACAAGAACTAGCAAGTTCTAAATTCGCGCATTCTTCCTTGCATCGTCTATTGCTTAAAGCGGCCCATTAAAGGGCCGCTGTTCTAGACAATATTGCTTTTTCTTGAAAAAATAGCCCGTTCTGGCTGCTGCGTATAGTTTCCCAAGACCATTACTTAGGAGCTGGTCCAGCCTTTTTGTATTTCGCCACTCGTCAGTAGCTCCGTCCTTTGGGGACTCCGCATTGCTGAGAGCACCGTGGCTTGTCTAGCCTTTTTAGCTCGTCACTCCGCGCTTTAGGCGCTTCGTTGGAGGGGAAGGTGCTCGGGAGAGGCTAGCGAGGAGCGTCTAATTGCTCTGGAGGGGCGAAATTTAGACGCTGCTGCGCTTACGCATATCGTAAATGCTCTGTCAAGCTTTGTCAAGAGGCTCACTTCCCTTGCAAATACTAGAAAGGGGCCTAAAAGGCCCCGAAAACCATGGAAAATTGCCCGTTTCTTAAGGATGTCTTCTATTTTGTCAGGCAATGAAGAAGAATGTATTAAAAACTACCAGTCAAATTGTTGATAGTGACTAGCGTGAAATGATCGCCGCTAATTAATTATGTGGGGCCTGCCAGAACGTCAACCATTTAACATTGGCCCCTATAAACTTTGGCCTTGTTTTAGCAGGCCAGAATTTCAATGGTTTGCAGCAGTAGATGGCAAGCCTCTTTATTTCCGCACGTCCAATGAGGCGAAATTATTTTTCAATGATCTGCTAGCAGTGGACGATCCAGAAGGGCTATGCGATTAAAGGAAGTTTTCCATTCCTGCATGGGGAAAATTGGCTAGCCTGCCTGTTGTAAGTTTTGGGGCCGTAAGGCCCTTTCTTGTCTCTGGAACCAATGGTTGACAAAATTGCCCGCACTGGTAGGGTGCAAAGCTGGATGGAAAGCCCGAATGGACGGCTGCCGGTTAGCTGCACGGTCTTTAACGTGCAAGATTCAATGGAAGGAGAAGACGGCATTGAAGCGTCTTGGCGCTTTGTTAGCCATGGCCTGCGTAATGGTGCAGGAGTGGCGGTGCATCTTTCTGAGCTTCGCCCCAAGGGCGAAGAAAATGGCAAAGGCTTGGTTGCTAGCGGGCCCATTAGCTTCGGCAAAATCTATTCGACGCTCAATGAAATTCTGAGGCGTGGTGGTTTATACAAAAATGGAGCTGTGGTCCTGCATTTGGACTACACCCACCCTGACGCCATGGAATTTGTCAATGTTTCCAGACAGGACCTGCCCTGGACGAAGCGTTGCCTTAATGTGGACGAGCAGTTTCTGGACAAGGCTTCGCCTGAGCTGATTAATGCCGCTCTTCGTGCCATCTCTGCTGGCGACCTCTGGCTCAATAAAATTCGCTACAACGACAAAGGCGAGCGCATCAGAGCGAATGTCTGCCTGGAAGTTTATCTTCCGCATCGTGGCACTTGCTTATTGCAGCACATTAATCTTGGCGCATGCAGCATTGATGAAATTAAAGGGGCTTTTATTGAAGGCATGACGCAATTGTGCGAGCTTCATGCTCAAACAGGCGTTGGCGACACTGGTGAATATCTTCCTCCCATTGTTGACAAGCAAGTGGGGCTTGGCCTGTTAGGTCTGGCTAATTTCTTGAGCATTCATGAAATTAGCTATGCCGAATTTGGCAAAGCGCTAAAGGCGTTTAATCAGGAAGATCCAGAAGATTGGTATGAAGTGATGGACAAACCAGTGGGAAATGCTGTGTTTGCCATTCACCAAGGCATTCATGCTGCGGCTGACATTGCGCGTGAGGCTGGAATGGACCGTGCCTTTGCCATTGCTCCCACTGCATCGTGCTCCTATCGCTACCAGGATCTTCGTGGCTTTACAACCACGCCCGAGATTGCCCCTCCCATTGCTCGGGAAGTAGATAGGGACAGTGGCACGTTTGGCGTGGAAAGCTTTGATTATGGTCCCGTGGAGACTGCAGCAGAGGTGGGCTGGGAAGCTTACAAGCTTGTTACAGACGAGCTTATTCGCATGTATCAAGCGAGCGGATTGCTCCATGGCTATTCGTTCAATTCGTGGAGCGATGTGGTTGTTTATGACGAAGCCTTCCTGAAGGATTGGCTAGAATCTCCTCAGACGAGCCTCTATTACAGCCTGCAAATTCTTCCGGACACTCAACGGAAGGATGATGCATATGCTGCATTGGACGACGATTTTAAGAGCATGTTTGGCTTAGACGATGAGTCTGAAGCTGATAGCTCTTCTGCATCTTGTTCCGTAGAGGCTGGATTCTGCGCTGCATGCGCTGAATGACAAAGAAAAAGGGGGCTTGCGCCCCCTTTCTGCTCCTCACACTTTCGCATAATAGTACGACAATGATTGCCGAGACCAAGAGCCCCTATCTTTCCATGATTGCCAAGAAACGGCCTTGGCAGGCCGTGCCTGTGAGCAAAGGCAAGTTGCAAGAAGGGGGCGAGGATACGATTTTCTCGCTTCTTGCGTTGCGCCATTTGGAACTGCCCGTGAAAGACTTTCTGGAGCAGGGGCTACAGAAAGAGCTTCCTTCTACGCCTGGCATTGTTGAAGCGCTGCGCCATAACCAGCAGGATGAGCAGCGTCATGATGAGGCGCTGAACTATGTGACGGCTGCCCATGGCACGAATGAAAAGGCTGAGAAAGAAGCCCTGAACATTCTGAAAGCATGGCAAGAGCATCCTGCCCATCCCATTTTGAAAGCTGCCATTTTGGAGCGCAGCATTTTCTTTGTCGTTTTGCCATTTTTCCGTTTCAACGGCGATATTGGCATTCGTACTGTGGCTGCTGATATTAGTCGGGATGAGATTACGCACGTTGGCGTGCATAGTCTGATTGCTCGGGAGCTTGGCGAAACTGCTGGGCAGAGCCTGAACAAACTGCGCCGGGCCACTGCATTGTGGGCCTTTGATCAGCTTGGTGCCCATAGCAACAAATGGTTGGACAAAGACTTTTGGTTGCGTCAAAGTGACAATTTGTTTGAGAAGGGCAGGGCTGAGGAACTGAACGACACGGCTCGCAGTCGGATGCCGGCGTTCTTTGAGGCAGCAAACAATGATCTGCCTTCTTACGGGCGGTGAAACACTGTTAATATTGAGCCATGCCAGTTCTGAGGTCCACCGTTGGTAGTGGAGCGCCTTTCCTGGCCTGGGAAGCTAAGACAGCGCTGGGCACATAGCACAGAAGAGCCGGGTGCAATTCCCGGCCTTTCCATTGTTAATTGTTTCTAATGAGCGCCTTCGTCATAAGCGATACGCACTTTGGCCATGCCAAGATTCTGGAATTTATGCGTCCAGACGGAGAACTATTGCGCCCGTTTTCCTCATTGGAAGAAATGCATGAAACGCTCATAGAGCGTTGGAACAATATTGTCCACGCGAAGGACAGAATCTACGTGCTGGGAGATGTGGCCATCCCACGGTCTGGCTTGCATGTTTTAAACCGTCTTAATGGCAGTAAAGTATTGGTTCGCGGGAATCATGATATTTTCAAGCTTCAAGACTATGCAAAATATTTTGACGACGTGAGGGGAGCATTCTTCCGTGATGGTCTAATTTATACGCATATTCCCGTGCATCCTGCGAATTTAACGGGCAGATACATTGGCAATGTACATGGCCATTTGCATTGTCATTTAATTAGACATGATGACGGAACTGTTGACAAAAGATATTTCAACGCATGCATTGAAGTAAATAATTTTACGCCAGTGGCGTTAGATTGTATACAAAACTATTTTGGCCTGGGCCATGGACGAGCGTCGGACGTTTAACACGCCGATCAGGGAGCCATGGAACGCGCCCATTCATAATATTTTGAAGGCCATTGACAATCACATGGGCCTTTATTTGCAATATCGCGACCCTTGGCATTTGCAACAGGCTGCAATGTTGAGGAACTATTTAAGAGAGCTTAAGGCTTACATCCACAAAAGAGAAGGCAAATAAAAAGGCCCGCCGTAGCGGGCCGATGAGCTTAAGCCACGCAATAACGATGGCCGTGCAATGAGGCCAACTGAGCCTTGCGAAGACGGGCAGCTTTTTCAAGCTGCTGCTTCACGAGCAACAGAGTGTTCATGGCGCTCTCCATGGTCCACCTCCCGTTCCGTAGGTGGGTGTCATGCGCCCCATGTGGGGTGAACGTAGATGCAGCTTAGCACGATACCCTCGGTGGGAGTCGAACCCACACTGGAGCGATTTTAAGTCGCTTGCCTCTGCCGGTTGGGCTACAAGGGCTAGACATCGAGGCGTCGAGGCGGGGCTTCAATCCGCCTGTGTACGACATTTAACTATGGGTAGGCCCATAGCCTCGATTGGTCTGCTAGACAGTGCCTGCCACTGTCTAGTTGTAACGCTGGCCAGCGTGCTTCGCGAAAGCCCCAAAAGCATAGCACGCATGTTGCCTACACGTCATATTCCTTGCATTCTTGGCTGTCGGGGTGGGCCCGGCAATAGTCGTCAAACGTGCCTTCCTCGTCGAGGCATTGCTCCAGCGCTTCAATTTGCCCCAAGCGCTTGGCATAGTCCTTAAGCTTGGGCAATAGCACGGGAATATAAAGGTGTTCGGCTGCTAAAAGCTGCAAAGAAGTTTGCTTGCTAGTGGTGCCATTCTCAAGAAGCGCAATTAAAAACTGCGTTTCTTGCATAGTTAATTTGCAATAAGCCACGCCAATAAAGAACTATTGTTTGAAAATCATACTAGGAGATTAAGCTTTCGATCCATCCAATGTCATCATCTTTAGATGCGGCCAAGATTGCACCAGCCATTGCAAACGCTAAGTCGTCAATCCCCGTAGCCTTGCCGCCAGTAACCGTCCATTGCCCACTGGGCTTGTAAGTGACAGTAAGATTTTTGATTTGCATGATTGCTTTTTCGTGGCGGTATAAATTAATTTGCCCTGCATTGAACAGTTCCCGCATCTTGCTGAAAGCTTTCATCTTGGAGCTAACAGTCCAAGTGAGTTCTGTGATAGGCAAATCACCAGCGAGAGTTTGAATGGTGCCAGCACTGTTGAACTGGTCCATCACAATCGTGTCAAAGACGTATAGGCGATGCTGCTCTTTTATCCAATCTTCCACTGCATTGATATTCACTTCCATGCGCCCATTGATTTCAAAATCAGCGGCAAAGGAATGGAATTTATCAACGACTAACGTGCCGTTTTCAAAATGAACAATACAAGCAGTGTAATCATCACGGCCAACCCCGCCTCGGGCAGGGTCCAAGGCCAAGACATAAGCACCTTGGAATTGGGCTCTGGGTGGTAAAGCCGCTCGACGGTCATCAATGCAGGCGTCAACAACATCACTAGCAACAAGAGCGGAAAGATTACTGGCGAACTGAGCGCCATATTCCACTTTAAATTTCTCGGGGTCGCGTTGCCTCTCTGTGTCAAGAAACTCTTGCGAAATGCGAGGGTTCATCTCCCACGTTGGGAGGTTGATGGCCTGCATGAAAGGGAAGCGACCAGACGCTGCCTCTTTGAAATGCTGATAGAAGATGCCGTCAGTAAGCCATGGAGAGGAGAGTTCTAGGATGCGCCCATGACCGCCAAACTGAGCGATAGAAGGAGAAAGAGCGTCATAAATGCCACGTCCGCCGGAGTTAGCATCGCCTTCTGTGGCGAATGCAAGTTCATCAAAAACAGCACCGGCGCAAGCGAGACCACGAGCAGCACGCCCGGAAGTTGGTATAGCTTTAAAAACGCAGTGGTTACTAATTTCAATGATGTCGGCAGTTTCACGAACAATCTCCTGAGCGAAGGGACTTTCGATGATGAGCTGCCGGATGTTGTTTAGGGCAATACGAGCCTGATCTTGACTGTTTGCAACAGTTACAACGTACCAGCGTTCTCCTTTTCTTACTTTACGACGATATTGTTCTTCTAGGACGAAACACATATAGATGCAGGCAATGGCTGCCATGAGCGTCTTGCCTGAGCGTCGCCCGAGAGCCCACACTGCATGCGACTTGCCGGGCTGAAAAAATTCATCGAGAATTTCAGCCTGTTTATGGAAAAGCTCTAAATGAAGAGCGTGTTTGGCAAAGTCTGAACAGCGAAGCATTACAATAATGACGAAAGAGGCTGTAAATAGTGCTTGGGGACGAAGAAGGCCGGGCGGCCTTTAACGTGCTCTTTTTTCCATTGATCTTTCATGGCGTCTTCACTTTTTATCCAGCCATGCACAAGAGTTTTTCGATTTTCAATGGTCACGAGAACAAATATTTTTCCAGGCTTTTCATCCAATTGCACCACTAAATCATAGTAGTGGCGAGCACGAGTTTTAACATCAATATTGGGAGGGAGGTCTGCGGAGCCTCGTTTGGCCGTGGTTTCCTGATAGAGGAAGTGTTCCATATCGAGCAGGGCGGCGACGGCCATCTCTCCTGCTGCTCCAATGAGATGGAGGCGGAGGGCTTCGCTGCCTGACGTTGCACCATTGTTCCGGCCCTTAAGACCTAGTGCGGAATTGACGGCTTGACGACGGTGGGCTTCGGCGTAGACAGCTTTGCGCTGCTCGTCGCTGAAAGCAAATTGCAGAGGGCTAGCCATACTGGCCATAGCAACCAGGCCAATGTAGCCAGCTTTTAGAATGAAAGCAATACATAATGGCCTTAAGAAAGTCAATGGATAACGAAATGGTCGATTTGGGGCATGCTTCTGAGGGTGGCTTG